TACCAACCACGTTTGCACGTGGAAGTAAACCGTGGTATATGTTAGGGTCTAGTGTTGATAACGTATGGTATGTAAACCCAGCAACATTAGCATGGAGAATTACTGAAGGTAGTACAGAGATTGCTACTTCTATAGGAAACAAGGGTGAGTGGGTAGCAACTGGTGCATCTAACAACCCTGCTAATGGTTGGACACAATTCATGAAGTCGTATGGTATCTACAAGATAGTACCAGCAGATAACCAAGTAGATCCTTACATTGATACTTGGCAGACACATACTGCGGACGTTAACTTCCCTAACTCAACCACATATAATTTACAGATTCAGTCTGACAACTGGGGTTGGATTAAGATAACTAATTCTTCTAACCAAGTCCTCATAGACAGGGAGATATCCTATGTCAATGGAGCAGGTATTGAAACTATCCCCTTGACATTAAGCTCAGGTACCTATACTATAGAGACACGTGTTAAGAATGCTGACGTAGGTAGCTACCAAGGTGTTGTTGATGCTGTCTGGGATGGTAGTAAAGCAACTACACCTAGAGACACATACTTCTCACCTACTACCTTTATCCATGACTATACTTTGGATAACTACCATGGTACAGGTGGATCAAGCTATGCTAATGCTGCTAAGATACGTGTAGGTATCACATTCTACCCAGTTATCTACGATGACAACACATCAAGTAAGCAGGTACATTATTGGCAAGCAATGGTACATGTGATCGATGTCATAGATAAAGGTAAGGGATATACAAAAGCATCTGAATTTGTATTGACATGGCCTCCTATGAGAGACAGAGCAGTAGAAGATCCTACCCAGACACCTTACTATCCAGACCAAGAGACTGGATTTGAGATCCCATCAGGTAAACAACTAGCATGGTGGGAGAATGAAGACCTAGTTAGAAGGAGTCTTAAGGAAGCCTTCTATCAAGAGTCACACAATAAAGACTCAGTGGTATGGTATAGTGCTACTGATAAACAAAAGTTCAGAGTTAGATTTAAAATAACTCTTGAAGATGTAACTGATCAACCTTAAAATTATGACAGCAGGATTTAGTGGAAGAGAAGCTAACGCAGAGCGATCTCTAGAGAAGTCTTCACGAGAGTTAAGGACTCTCAAGAAGGTCATTGAAAAGTATAAGGATGATCCGAAGGGCAAGAAGAAGATGCTCAAGAAGATGCAGAAGTATTGGAGGAGTCCTCTTGCCGAAGTGAAGTCCCTCGACTATAAACCGAAGGGTGCTTCATGGACACCACCAAAAGATCTGGAGGCAAATCTGGAGGCAATGGCCGAATATGTAGACCCACGTGAAGAGTGTGTTGAAACCGACATAAATAACAATGCCTTAACAGTAGAGCAGGAAGAAGAACTTCGTGCTAAACTATCTAAAACAGACGAAGAAAATGATTAACCTAGACGAGAGGTTCCATGACTATCTTGGTGGTCGTAAGACATTTAAAATAGATGGTGTTAATGAACCACTCAAAGGGTATGGTTACAACTGTGATGGTAATGACATCGTAGGATACTATGTTACTACCACTAACTATAAATTATTCTATAATTTGAATGAGCAATTCATTAAAATGGTACCGTTGAATGACTTGGAAAACTCGACCACTGTTTCCACACCCACTATCGACATCTAAAATTAATGAGGATGTCTGTGACATCCTTGTGAATATGCTGCCAGCATATGAGTTTGGAGAAGATGAGGATGAACTGAGTGGTGTCACAGTTAATAAGCATGTATTACATAATAAACCAGCAGTAATGGATTACCTTACTCGTAGGGTAAGACAGTGTGTTTGTGAGTTAGGGTACCACTGTGACGTACAGATCACTACCTCTTGGTTTACTGCTACATTTCCAGGTGGGTCAGCAGATGAGCATGCTCATTGCAATTCTTGGTTTAGTGGTGTAGTATATTTTGATGAGTATGATGAGGACTCCTCTCCTATTCAGTTTGTAAACCCTCCTAGTGGTGTCTACGTTACTCCTGCAACGGATAACGAATACAATGCTACTGATGAGGTTATAGTGCCAGAGAGAGGCACTATACTATTGTTCCCTAGTAGTGTAAGACACAGAGTGTTAAAGAATTACTCTCATTATGAGAGATACTCACTAGCATTCAATGTTTTACCTAAGGGACACGTGGATGTTGGTGACTCCTCTTACACGTACCAGTAATGGAACTGTCACAAGGGGGCTTGACGGATATCCGTAAGTCCTGATATTATAAATACTTCTTAACAAAGGACTCGAAACAATCGTAACCCTGTGTTGGAAAAACAGAACCCCATGTCGGGGGTTTCTATCATCCGCAGGGTCTTTTTGTATCCTTGCGAGACACTTAAACAAAAACATGTCAATCAAATCAACAATCGCTGCTGTTGCAGCATCTCCATTCCTACTCGCTGGTGCAGCCTTTGCTGGTCCATATGTGAATGTCGAGACTAACCTCTCTTATCCTGATGGAGAGTATTCTTCTGCCTCTACAGACGTTCATGTAGGTTATGAAGGAACTAACGGTGGTAAGCTTGCATACTACGTACAAGGTGGTCCTGCTCTTAATCACAGCGAAGCTGCTGATGATACAGATCTAGACTTCTCTGGTAAAGTTGGTGCTGCATATGCTATCGCTGATGCTACTTCACTTTACGGTGAGTTATCTGGTGTTACTGACGAGGACAGCAACGGTGACTCTCTAGTTAACTGGGGTGCTAAAGCAGGCGTTAAGTTCACTTTCTAAAACAGAAGGTTAATAACACACTATATAAAGGGTCTCCAATGAGACCCTTTTTTCTTTCCTCTATTAATAATATGGCCAAACAACCAGGAAACACCGCTATCTACACCAGAGAAGGATGTGGATTTTGCACAAAGATTAAGGAAGTTTACAAAAGCAAGGGGTGGGCCTTTGCAGAATACAAATTAGATGTTAACTTTACTAGAGAGCAGTTCAAACAAGAGTTTGGAATGGCAGCTACCTTCCCACAAGTTATCATTGCTGGACATAAGATGGGTGGTTGTACAGAAACTGTTAAATACCTGCGAGAAAATTCTTACGTCTGATGTACATGGATCCCAACTCCGAGGAACTCTATACTATTATTGATCGAGCAATCGATGAAGCGATGCTCAATGGGAGATTCCTATTTAATATGAAAACTTATCTCACGTCTGCTAAGTGGACACGAAAGCAAGTGGGTGAGTTGATTGAGTCATCCTCTATGGATGAGTTAACACAGGTGGTAGACGAGTTGAGTCAGTATATAGCAAGGGATAAGTATATGTCTGAGGCATATGATAATGTCCCTAAACCACAAGCGAGAAAGATTAGAAAGTATTTCCAATCACTAATAGATGATGCTAAAGATTATTATGATCACCGTAAACCAGGCAGACCTAGAAAGACTGCTAAATAAAAACAAATAGTAAGGGAGAAATCTTATGTCCGACATGTCATTCATGTACATCGCTTTCTTCTTAACTATAGGTAGTTTTCTTTTAGGTTTTGTGGTATCATGGAACATAAAAGATGTCTTCGATACATGGAGAGACAACGCAGAGTATGCTGCTATCGTTATGCATCCTGAGATGCAGACCGAAGATGGACCTGTTGATCCATCTGAGTTAATGTACTTGCGTATTCATGACGAAGATGATACACTGTATGATGACGAGACTGAGTAAGTTATGAGACTAATGATTTCTGAAGTGCTTCAGAAGGCTCACAATGCCAAGACGAAGGCACAGAAGATCCAGATCTTACAGGATAACAATACTCCTGCTTTGAGATCGATCTTCATTATGAATTTTGACGAGACACTGACCCCTCGTGTGCCACTAGGTGAGGACGTACCTTACCGTAAGAATGAAGCACCAAAAGGGACAGAGCATACTCTATTGGAGAGAGAGTCAAAGAAACTCTATCGATTCTTTGTAGGTGGTGACGATACACTCAAACCTATGAAGGTAGAGAGTATGTTTATCCAACTACTTGAGGGTCTTCACGAGAGTGAAGCAGAGGTAGTAGTAAAGGCAGTTAATAAGACACTGCATAAGAGATATAGAATCACTAAAGCAACAGTGCAAGAAGCATTCCCCTCTATTGAATGGGGTGGCAGAGGTAGATGAAGTTAACCGAAGAGCAGATTGTTGACATCAACAACGCTGGTATGGGGTGTTCAATCATAAAGACTGGATGCTCACCTGATGCAGCAGATGATAAGACGTTGCCAACCAACGCATATCTGCTAGAGTTAAAGAAAGATGGTGAAACATGGTTTGATATAGTGATGGGTGAATCTGTTGGTATTTTCGACACATACTATGATATGTTTGGTAATGTCATGCAGAAGATGTCTTACACCAAAGGCACTAGACAACCTGCCACGTTTGACAATCCATTGAATCCTATTAAACCACGTACTAAGAAAAAGAAATGACAGATAGTATGCACAAGGCGACACTGCTCAAACTATTAAAGGAGAGAGCATACAAGAAGGGACAGTATACATTATCATCTGGCAAGGAGTCAGAGCATTATGTCAACTGTAAACCTGTAACTCTTTCATGTGAGGGTAACGCATTGTTATCAGCACTGATGTTTAAACAGTTAGATCCTAAGTCAGTAGCAGTTGGTGGTCTTACCCTAGGTGGTGACCCATTAGTCTGTGGTGTTGCACAACGAGCATACTATAAGGGTGGTCACATCGATGCTCTTATTGTTAGAAAGAATCCTAAAGGATATGGTACAAAGGAAGTCATTGAAGGTAATAAACCACCTGAAGGATCAGTTGTAACTGTCCTAGAAGATGTAACTACCACTGGTGGTAGTGCTATGAAGGCAGTTAATGTCCTACGTGGTGCAGGTTACACAGTTAATAGAGTGGTTGCTATAGTAGATCGTATGGATGACCATGAGATCTGGGATCATAATAAGATAGAGTTTGTATCACTGTTTAAGTTGGAGGATATAATTGAATGACAGTATATTTTGATCCTCGAAAGGCAAAGAAACCTGTAGAGGAAATGACTGAGGATGAAAAAAACTATGAGATGGGTAAGCAAGCAGTAACAGCATTGTCTAACCTATTTCTATCACCCCTAGTCCTTATGGTAGTATGGAATCTATGCATACCAGGTCTCTTTGGACTACCTGTGTTAGGATACTGGTCTGCTATGGGATTGTATGTAATCTCTCGTATATTATTGAAAAAGAATGACTAAAGTATGTCTCGTCACGGTAACACCTGACGCTGAAAAAACTATAGGATACATCGCAAGAGTATCTAACCCTAACAATCAGGACAACCCAAAGGTTGAGGGGTTATTGAAGTATTGTATCAAGCATGGACACTGGTCTATCTTTGAGCAAGCACACATGACATTGCAGATTGAAACTACTCGTGGTATTGCAGCACAGATACTAAGGCATCGTAGCTTCACATTCCAAGAGTTTAGTCAGAGATATGC